AAGAAAAAGGTGCATTACTTACTCCTGTCGCTATACCCAAATAGGGACAAAATAAAAGTTAATAGGAGAGGGCGCCCAATATTTATTGTCGTGAACACGACGCCCATTATTAAGTTGGCTCGCCAATCAAATGGTAGCCCGAAAACCTTATCGATTACCCATTGCACGAAAAGGCAGATTGCATAGGAAGCGATGAAGCTCAGGACAACGCGAAAGCCGGCCGGTGGGGGTCGGCCAGCGTTCATCCATTAGCGCCTTGCGCGCCACCGGCGCCGCCCTGTGCCTGCTCTTTCAGCTTTGCCGCTTCTGCCTCTTCACGCCAGCCACGCGCCACCCGCTGGAGAGCGGCGATCAGCTCTACGGACTTGGGGGGCTTGGCTGCCCAGCGATCAGGGGTGGCCCGCGCTACGCCGGCTGCCTCGCAGGCTTCGGACAGGGAGCGGCCGGCCACTTTCAGATTACGTTCAATCTCATCAAGGGCTTGCTGAAACTCTGCCTCAAAGTCCGGGGATTCGGGCTTCTCTATTACTGTTGTCTCGCTCACGGCTACCTCGTCACTCAAATTTGCGTAAGTATAGCCGTCCCATCTGGCATCCCGTCAAGCCGACATTTTGTCATTTTTGAGCAAATCAGGCTTGCGCCTTCCTCTTTTTTGAGGCAGCATTCTCTAGGCGGCAGGAGTCGCTGGAGAGAACACATGCAAGACTTTATCCCTGGTCACTACCCAGGCGTATCGAACGACGACTATCACAATGGCCCCGGTGTATCAAAATCGCATCTGGACAAGATGGCCGTATCGCCAGCCTTTTACCGGTTTCATTACCGGAAAACTGATGAGGAAAAAAAAGAGGTAGTAGAAGAAGACGGGGCCTCCGATAAAAACTTCGGTACAGCTTTTCACACAGCTGTGCTGGAGCCTGACCTACTGTCCAGTACCGTGGTTATTGCACCCACCAGCATCAATAAGCGCACCAAAGTGGGCAAGCAGGAGTTTGCCGATTTCATGGCGCAGAACAAGCATAAAGTGGTGGTCGATGTTGGCGAGCATGACCTCTTGCTGAAAATGCGTGATGCTGTTCACCGGCATCCGGTAGCGCGCCATTTTGCGCGCGCCGATGGCGGTATGATCGAAAACAGCTTTTACGGATATGACCCGAAAAATGGTCTTCTGCGCAAATGCCGGCCGGACAAGATTATCGAATCCGGGGAGCTGATTATTGATTTGAAGTCAACAAAGGACGCCAGCCCGCGCGGGTTTGCTCTGGATGCCACCAACTACACCTATTATCTTCAGCCTCCGTGGTATTTGGATACGATGGAGCTGGCAGTAGGCTGGACGGCCGAGAATTTTGTTTTTCTTGCTGTGGAGAAAGAGCCGCCTTTTCAGATCGGAATCTATTATGCACAGCAACATGATATTGAACTGGCTCGCGCAGAGTGCCAGCGCCTGGCCGACCTGATAGCTGAATGTGATGCGTCGGGGTACTGGTACGACTATACGAAGTCTGAAGCCATGCCCCTTGACCTGCCGCCCTGGACCTGGAGAAAGTGATGAAAAGTTTATACATTTCACATGTGAAACTGCTGAACGTGCTTGGCATCGAAGAGTTGGAATTTGATGCCGGCCGTTTTGTTGAAATATCTGGCAAGAATGGCGCCAGCAAAACCAGTATTCTCGATGGCATCAAGGCTATCATCAAGGGCGGCTCCGATGCCTCCCTGGTGCATAAGGGCGCCAGCAAAGGCGAAGGGGTACTGGTGCTGAATGACGGCACGAACATCCGCCGCGTGTTCAAGGACAATGGCACAGCATCTACACTGACTATCACGAAGAATGGCACCAAGGTAGAGCGCCCGCAGAGTGTGCTGGATGGCATGGTCGACATGCTTTCTATCAACCCTATTGAATTCCTGCTGGCCAAGCCGAAGGACCGGCTGAATGTGTTGCTTCAGGCCATGCCGTTGAAAGTCGACCAGGCTGACATGGAGGAAAAGTGCGGCATTCCGCTGGCGCCGGAGCTGGTTAATTGCCATGCTTTTGACGCCATCCATGCCACGCATAAAGCCGTCTTCGATGAGCGCACGGTGACCAACAGGCTGGTGGCCGAGAAAGAATCGACGATCAAGCAGTTGCGCCAGACGCTGCCAGAAGAAATTCAAAATGCCGTCAGTGAGAGCCTGGCCACCCTGCTCGACGAACAGCGCGCCCTGCTTGAAAGCCGGGATATCTTTCTCGACAAGGTGCAGAAACAGCTGGATAGTTACAATGTTGGCTTTTCCCAGCGACGCACGGACGCCAAGGCTGTTTATGATGAGGCTGTGCGCGTGGCACGCGAGCAGTACGACAGTCAGATCGAAGTAATCAATGCCGAAGCCGACGTGAAGAAAACCGCAGCGGCCGAGATTAAGGACAAGCGGCTGGAAGTCATCGCCGTCAAAAACAACGAGCTCACTGCGCGCATTACCAGGCTGCAGGAGCAGGAAGGCCAGCGCTCGCGGTCGGAGGCTACGCTTGAAAATATCCGCATTCTCGATGTGGACCTGACCACCCTGAAGGAAAAGGCAGTATTCCAGGATGGCGTGCTCCAGCACCTGCATGACTACAAGCTGGAGCTGATGAGCAAGCTTCCCATCACCGGACTGGAAATCGTAAACGGAGACATATTCCGCGACGGCATAGCCTTCGACCGGCTTAATACTGCGCAGAAGGTGCAAATTTCCGTGGAAATCGCCAAAATGCGCGCTGGTACGCTGGGCATCATGTGCGTGGACGGCATCGAATCGCTGGACCTGGATACCTACGGGGTATTCAAGGAAGAAGCGCTGGAGTCGGGCTTGCAGCTTTTCGTTTCCTATGTTTCTGAGAACCCGCTCAACATTACCAACTGTGGAGATTAACCATGCAGACCAAAGAAGATGGGGTGGCCACCCCGATGCGGCAGGGCAGCTATGAAGAGGCTTTCAATAGTGACCATCTGCCGTCAACCGGGCTGAATCAGGGCGCTGTTGCGATAGAAACGTCGCGCGCTGTTGCAGAGGCCCAGGGTGCACTGGCCATCGCCAAGCGCTTCCCGCGCAATGTGAAGGGGGCTATGGACGATATCAAGGTGATCTGCCAGCAGCAGTCTATGGCTGAAAAGGCCTTTTACAGCTTCCCGCGCGGCCGTGAAACCATTTCCGGCCCGAGCATCCGCCTGGCGGAGCAGATTGCCTTGTGCTGGGGGAATATCGAATTCGGTCACCGTGAGCTGAGTCGTGGTGCGGACTTTTCCGAAGTGGAAGTTTTCGCCAAAGACCTCCAGAGCAATACCCGCTCGAGTACCAGCTTCACTGTGAAGCACATCATCGACCTGTCCGGTGGCAACAGCCGGCCGGCAAAGAGCGAGCGCGATATCGACGAGCTGATCGCCAACAAGGCCGGCCGCCGCCTGCGTGGTCGCATCATGGCAATCCTGCCGAAGTGGCTGCAGGAGCAGGCCGTAGAAACCTGCCGCAAGACACTGGCCGGTGGCGTCACCATCGACCAGCGTATCGAGCGTGCGCTGGGTGTGCTGGCCAAGTTCGGTATCACGCGGGCAATGCTGGAGATCCGCTCGCAGAAGCCCATGCAGACGTTTAACGATGACGACTTTGCGGATCTCCAGGGCATGTTTCACAGCCTGCGCGATGGCATGACTACGCTTGAAGAATGGTTCGACGACAATAACAAGGCCGTCGATACCGCCAAGGGCGCCGCCATCAACAACTCCGTTGGTGCTGCCGCCGGAGCCCAGGCCGGCGCCACAGCGCCTGCTGCTGGTGCTACCCGCAAGGGCCGTCAGGGTGGTGCGCCAGCTCCTGCCGCCAATGCCACCCAGCAGCAAGCGCCTGCGCCTCAGCAGTCCGCTCAGCCGCAGCCTGCCGCCAATGCTACTGATGCCAAGCCGGAGCAGGCCGCCACCGGCCAGGCCGCTGAATCACATGCCGCCAATGCTCAGCCGCTGGCCCGCCAGGTAGTGACGGATGCCGCTGAAGCTGCCACCAACAAGCAGCAGACCGAGCAGAAACTGGCGCCGGCTCCCAAGCAGGCACCCACGCAGCAGGAAACGCCGGAGGATGACGGCAGCCTGTTTTAATTACTCCAGCACAAGGACGTGCGCCTTTTTAGGGGTTTACCGTGAACGCGAAAAAAGCAAAGGCACTCCGCCGCGATGCGCACGCGCTTAGCATTGGCATGCCGAATGAGAAGTATGTCCGTGGCGCCAACGAGCGCCATATTTACACCGGCATCCGCCTGCTGGAGACTTGCTACAAAGGGGTTTACAGAGAGCTGAAGTGCGGCTTCAAAAAGGATACTTACGTTCCTTCCGCGCAGCGCAACAGCTGATTACCGAGCAGTACCACCAAAACCACAGGAGCATACCGTGGACGAACCGAAGAAGGGCATCCGCCCGTTTATTGACCTGCTGCGCGAAGTCGAGCACGGCAGCTTCCTGGACGAACTGACCGTCGAGCAGAACAAACTCGTCGACCTGATCGGCCTCACCAACAAGGGCGGCAAGATCACCATCACCCTGGATTACAAGCCGGAAGGCAAGGGCCAGATGAGCATCAATGCCGATTTCAAGGTCAAGTCGCCGACCATTTCGCGCGGCAAGACCCTGATGTACGTCACCCCTGAAAACAACCTGCTGCGTGAGCATCCCAAGCAGCAGAAACTTCCACTCGTCGCCATCAATTCCACCGGCAGCGACAAGCCGGCCCTGGAAGAACTTGGCAACTCCAAGCAGGGTTAATCCGCATCATGAATACTGAAAACACGAAAGAATTGCTCGCGCTCGGCGCGAAGCTGGTTGGGTTGAGTACGGTGCCTGGCACCAACATCCCCTTTGCTGTCGTGCCGGAAGGCTATGAGTTGAAGTCGCTGGCTGAGCATCTGTCGCAGCCGGTAGAAATCAAGCAGAACATCACGCTGAACGACGTTGACTCGTTCACGGCCTATCTTGGCAAGTTTGCCTTGCGCGGTCGTACCGTGGTGTTCTCTGACTTGGCCTCGCTGAGCATGACGGCCGTCATCGACTACCACGATGGCGCAATCCGCCCGGATGCCGAGGAATTGCCGGAGGGATTCAGCACCCTGGCAACTACTGGCATTGATGTGCAGGGCCCTGCCCAGTGGGGGCGCCATGTGGTCCACTTGCAGTTGCTGAGGGCACCCGAGTTTGACGCCTGGGCCAAGCACAATGACAACATGATTCCGCAGGTGCAGTTCGCTGACTTCCTGGAGCGTCATGCCGGTGAAATTGTGCGGCCGGATGCGGCTACCATGCTGGAAGTGGCCAAGACGCTTTACCAGAAGTCCAAGATCGTCTACGTATCCTCTGAAAACCTCCAGAATGGCGATAATCGCCTGACCTACCAGGAGGAAAGCGAGAGCGGGGCCGGCGCCAAGGGCACCATCGATATTCCGAGCAACTTCCAGATTGGCGTTCGCATTTTCCGCTATGCCAATCCGTTCGGTATCGACTGCCTTTACCGCTACCGCGTGGACAAGGACACGAAGAAGCTGTTCATGTGCTATGTCATGGTCGACTTCGAGCTCATCCTCGAGCGCGCCCTGGCCAACATCGCCAGCAAGGTATCCGAACAGCTCGAATCGAAGCTGCCGGGCCACAACATTGCCTTTTACACCGGCAAGCGTGGCTGAAAAAAGTAGGTGTTAACCCGAGCATCCCGGTTCGCCGGGGTGTTTTTTAAAGAGCATCGATCATGGCAGTCAGAAAAACATCAATAGAATGGACAGATAGCACCTGGTCACCCACGCGCGGCTGCTCCCGTGTGAGCCCTGGCTGCATGAACTGCTATGCTGAAAAGATTGCTTTTCGCTTCAATGGCGAAGGAATGCCCTATGCTGGCCTTATAGGCGAACATCGTCAGTGGAATGGCAAGATCATGCTTATTGATAGCGTGCTTCTGGAACCGTTGTCATGGAAAAAGCCCAGCAAGATTTTTGTCAACAGCATGTCTGACCTGTTCTATGAGGCTGTGCCGCTGGATTTCATCGATAAGGTTTTTGCCGTCATGGCGCTGGCCAGCCAGCATACTTTTCAGGTGCTGACGAAGCGGCCGGGAGTCATGAAGGCCTACATGCAGGGCATTGCCCGCGAGCCTGAGCGCCTGGTACTGGCCGCCGAGCGCATGGGCCTGGTGCTGGCCAAGCCGGCTATCCCACTGCCGAATGTCTGGCTTGGCGTGAGCGTGGAAAATCAGGAATGGGCCAACAAACGTATTGGGCTGTTGCTGACCACGATTGCGGCCGTGCGCTGGATATCGCTGGAGCCGATGATTGGCCGGGTCAATCTGACCATGCTCGAGCGGAAATGGGGCGGCCGGACTCATATAGACAATGCTCTCGATGGTTTCCGGTCTGCCAAAAATGGGGGCTCCCATGGCAATAAGCTGGACTGGGTTGTCCTTGGCGGCGAGAGCGGCGACAAGGCCCGCATCATGAAAGCCGAATGGGTACGCAAGGTCCGCGACGACTGCGCGCAGCATGGCGTGCCGTTCCTGTTCAAGCAGTGGGGTGAGTATTTGCCTTCCAACCACCCTGACTGCCCGCCGGGCCCACCCTTGAAGGACTGGGTATGGGAGGACGGCAAGCCCTTCGAGAAGGGTGACCATCGCGAAATCCAGCTTTACCGCAAGGTCGGCACCAAGCACGCCGGCCGCACGCTGGATGGAGTTTTGCACGACGGTTACCCGGTGGCACGGTAATGGACCTGCACCCCACGAAAGCCTGCATGGGCGCCGATACGCAGCCTGAGTTTCACAGTGGCGAAGACGGCCAGGTATGCCTGCAATGCGGAACATGGGTCCGTAATGATGTTGTCGATGATCCGTTTTGGGGTTTTAAAGCAGGATGTATCCGGGCTGAAAAAAATGAGCCGTGATCAGAGCATGATCGAGGATTGTGCGGATCTACGCGAACTGGCGCGCGAAGTGTCGGAACTTGCGAAAAAGAAGGGTTCTCAGCACCAGCTGCTGGCGAGTGAAATTGCGGCTGGTGCTGGGGATGCGATATGAAAGGCCTATTGCCAGTTAGACCGGCTTAAAACCGTGCTTGAACTGGCTCCAGATAGAGAGGACTGATTATGATAAAGCTTATTTTCAAAGGCAGCGCAGGAACTGGAAAAACCACTTACCTGCGGGATTTAAAAGAAAAGCTGACGAAAGATGGGGTTACATTTTTTGAAGTGAATGCAAACATTGCCACCAAGCGGTTCATTTTTCATCGTTTAAAGCAAACAGGTGTTGGGGTAATCGTTATCGATGAAGCCACCGAGAAACTTTGTCACAAGATTGATAAAAAGTTTCCCGGTGTTGAGATTTACGCCGCTGTAGAACTTTAGAACCGCCAGATCACACCTGCACCAAAGTACGCACCACCCTTGCCGCCGAGGTTAAAGGTTTCGCCAATAACCTCGACGGCTGTTCCCATCTTGTACGTTCCCACTATCCCAGGCTTCAGGCCGGCAACGGCCAGTGGACCAATACCATACTTGGGCTCACTGAACACCAGAGGCGCCTTTTCCGGCGGAACATCCAGCGTACTCAAAATGGTGCCGTCTGGTGTCGAAACGATATACCGGTGATAGCCGTCAGCCGTCTTGATGGCATCCAGGCGCACGGTGACCGCTTTACAGACTGGCGCCGGCTCAGGGGTATCATGGCACATCCCATCGCTCGAAGGCTTAAACGGCGCAACGGGGGGAGGCGCAGGCTGTGCTTCCGGCTGGATGGATGCAATCACCGTATGCTCATGGATGGCACCCTTGGGCAGCATGGGAGCCTTGGCCATTTTGTCGGCCTGCTTGTCGGCGCCCGGCGCCACCGGCGGCAGTACCGACTTGTCTGGCTGCACGATGGCCGCCATGGGAACCGGGGTCGGGCCCGGCTTCGTGAGGATGTGCCCCTCAGCAATCATGCCAATCCATACCAGGATGGCACTGTAGATCAAAAACAAACCGCCTTTCTGCCAGTTCTGCATGACGCTCTCTCCTACGGGTGCGGCCCACCTGGGCCATGAGGCTGGCTGGCCCACCCGGCAGCCACAAGGGTGCCGAGCACAACCAGCGCTTTACCTATCCCGGTGACAATCGCAACCGCAATTGCCCCCAGCATCGATTTGCGGAAAATATCCCAGCGTTCCTTCGCCTTTTCCTCTCGCTCAATCCACTTCGCCACGATGATGTGATGATCGGCATGGATTTTGCGGTCAATGCGCGCATCCTCTGCCCGGCCGTCCAGAGCAAGATTGATCAGGCGCACAAGGCGCTCATCCTGCTCGCGTTCCCTGCGTTCCTCTTCGGTTTCAGTCCGGCAAAATGGAATAATGCTTTCATTTTCCATGTCATAACTTCCTTTTTTCCGGTTAGAGTTTGATGATCGGCAGGTAAGCGCGGTTTTTCGGGCGCGTTTCAGTACCGCCGGAGGACGTCGTGACGGTCGTTCCCCCCGCCGGAAATCCAGCGATGACATTCGAGCCCGGCTGCACGGTGTAGTTATATTCGCTATTGTTCACGTCGTGATTGTGCGATCCAAATGCGTCCGTCTGACTCGTCGCCAGCACACGCCCAGCATCAACCCCAGCACCAAGGTCAAGGCCGCGCCAGAAGAGGCCACGGTCGTCAGGGAGCGGGATACGGTAGTTGAGGTCATAGTCAGCAACGGCGGTCAAGCCACGTGCCACCGGAGCGCCGTCAGCCGTTAGCATCTGGAACGCGCCCCCATCGGTGGTGTTGAGCGTCGCATCCCAAATAATGCCAAAAAGCGTACTGGATGAGGGATCAGCAAAATTCGCGTTGCTGGCAGCGTTGCCAATCGTCTGGCCATTACAGATCAGCCAGCCGGCGGGAGCGGTCAGGCCAAAAAAGTGTGACACGGAGCCGGGCGGCACAAGGCCCGCCGCCAGCACAGCCTCAGCCGATGTTGCGCGAGTTACTTCCGAAGCTACAGCAGCGGTTAATACGCCCTCTGCGGTTATGGCGCGAGTCTGCTCAGCGGCAATTGCCGTATTCAGTGCAGCTTCCGCCGTAGTGGCGCGAGTCTGCTCAGCGGCAATATTGGTATCGACCTGGGCCGTGGAATAAACCCCAAGATTGGTGCGCGCAGTTGCGGCGCTGGCAATATCGGACAGGTTGTTGGCCTTTGCCAGATAGTTGTCGCCTACCCACTCGCGGGTAGCAGTAACGATAGAGGGGTCCAGGATAATGGTCACCGTGTCAGGATTCGACACGGCAATCGTCATGCGGATAAGCATGTCTGAGGTGGCGCCGTCGGCAGCCGTGGGCTTGTAGGTATCCCCGCAGTTCGCCGTGAAAATCATATTGCCGGCATTGTCATTGAGGCTGAGCTCGCGGATTGTCCAGCCTCCCTCTACTGCCGGGATTATTGCCTCTGCGATGAACTGGTCAGCATTGGACGGGTCCACTGTCAGGCTGTTCAGCGCCACAGATAATACCTGGTGCACCAGCGCTGTACGGGTCGGATCTGGAGTGACTGGCACGCCGCCACCGTCTCCAACCCTGATAGTGGCATAGACAATCTGAGTGTCAGAGGCATGAGCAGCCGCCTCGAGCGTGGCGCCCAGGGCAGTGATCAGGGTCTTATACGTGGACATTTCAAGGCCCTACCGAAATTGTTACGCCCAGCTGGGATACTGCCGTGGACACAAACCGGTCAGTAGTGCTGATCGAGGTATAGAAATTGCGCAGATTGGTCCCTGCGTCCCGGAACTGATCAATGAGCGCCCTTGACCGAATAATCAGGGAGGCGATATCGGTAACGCCGGCCGTGTCAATCTCGGCATCGAACCACCCGTAATTGCCGCTAACCAGCGGGGCATCGGTAATTGTGGCAAGCTGGCCTGAGTTGAGAGACTGAAGCGCGAGTTCGATGGCCACGTTATTGGCTTTCGGCTGGAACATTTGCGTCACGATACGGCCAGCGTACTGGGGGTCGAGTTCGCTATTCTGGCGCACGCAGTCAAAAAAACTGCCGTGGTAATCAAGCCATGTGCCTTCCGCCGTTCCCACTACCATCTGGTCTATCATCAGCGGAATGGAGTTCACCGCCTGATTCAGCTCTGAGGCGCTGCTATCAAGAAACGCCCATGCCAGCGACGTGAATATGCTCAGGTGATCGCCATTGCTCACGGCTGGAGTGTTGGAGCCGTCCAGAATGGAAAGCGCACTCAACTGTGCAATAGAATCAGGCGGCGAGAAAGCCACCGTATACCCCGTCTGGGCAGCAAGGTGGGTCGCCAGCGCAGCCAGGGTGTAAAGGGAAAGATCGATGTTGAGTGCGGCGCCCGAGCCGCCAGTCACAGTGGTAGTCAGAAATCCATCTGCAACAGTCCACGTCATGGTGCCATCATAGTCAAGACGCAGCGCAAGGGTAGCCTTCGGGTCTTTGCTGAATGCCCGATGTACCCAGGTGAAAAGCTTGCGCGTCAGTTTCATATCAGGTCGTCAGAGCAATGGTGCCCGGAAGGGCTTTGTAGTTATAGGCAATCGTAACGTCCCCACCGGGCGCAGACAAAACCACGTTATAGACACCAGGCACATTCATAATCGTTGTGCGGATCTGCTCTTGAATGATATTGGTGCCCACAGGCAGGCTGGCGATATAGGCGTTCACCGCCGCTGTGCAGGCCGCCAGCACAGCAACGCTGCTGCTTGCGTAGGCTGGCAGAAGAGTCACCACGCCAGTCACATCACAGGTAGACGTGAAGCAGGCATACACCACTACAATGGTGCCAGCCGCCTTGTATCCGGCGATTTTGTTGCCGTTGGTGTCGGTATAGCCATCTATAATTTGCTGGCACTTCGCGATCAAATCAGAGCTCGCCCCCGTGCTGCCGTTGAAAATAAAAACATGGATAAGTCCAATCGGGTTGGAGTCATCGATGTAATACATTTCCTGCACGATGGCGCTGATCACGCTTTCCACAATATTGCCATAGCTGTCCAGCAGGTAGGCTGTCTGCGCCCCGTACTGGAGTGCATAGACTTGGCCCCGGCCAAGGGACTGGATGTAGGACTGGAAGCGCGTTTTGCGCTGGTCTTCCGTCTCAGCGTCCTGGCCGCCACCGAAAGCGAGGGTATTGGTGACGCCAGTCACCCCGGCAATGCTGCCGACCAACTGGGTAATAGTCCCTGGCGCCGCATTACTGACGAGCCCGACCGTATCAGCTGCAGCCTCCACAGATACTGTAGTGTCACCGGCAGGGATAACAGCGTTCGCCTGAGTGACATAGCGGATAGTGCCGCCGGGCACAGTCACTACGGCACCAGCCAGGATGGGCTGATCGAACGCAGATACTGTGGCAGTAAACGTCAGGAGCCCGCGGGATGCCTGGGCCGGCAGCAGCGGAAAGCCGAAGCTGTTGTAAATCGCTACCGGGATGGCCTCCTTCAGGCCATTGAACATTTGCTGGTAGTACTGATCGAGCTCAATGGCGACCGCCTCTACCACCGTACGGGCAGCAGCGCCGACATTAAAATCAGTCAGCAGCGACTGCACCGCTTTCATGCGGTTGATCATGGCCGCGGCAATGGAGACAAAGTTTTTTATCTGAAATGCCATGATTAAACGCTCACCGTGACAGAAAGAGGCTTACCCACAATCGGGTTTACATCCATGGTTATCTCCATGGCATCGCCGGTTACCTGGACCGTAGAATTCTGGACCCGCTGGACGCGAGGGTCAGACTGTACTGACGCCTGAGCATAACCATTGGCGATGTTGGCATTGATGGGGTTATTCCCCTTGCCGAGCATCGTCCGAACAAAACTTCCGTAGGTAGGGTAGTAGACGAGCTCATAGCGCTGCACGTTGACGCGCATGGTCAGCGCCTGCCGTAGGTTGTCATTTCCCACCAGCACGGCAATATCGCCTGAATCAGTTGCAGTAAAATCACCGGAAGTCAAATCTATATCTGTGCCATATATTTCACTTGCGGAAGCTGCCCCATTTGTGCTGTCGAATGTCGACGGGACTTTTATCGAATCACCAAACTTCAGGACGCTGGCAGTCACCTGCGAATCATCGCCCGTCAGGTATGGCGCAGAAAGACCGTT